CGGGTAATGCTTTTTCAGCTACCTGTTCCTTAATAACATCATCGAGCTGGTCTGCGTCCTGCAGTCCCAGAATCATATCTCTTATAAATATGTCAGGCAGCAGCGGAGTAGGACCCTCTCTTGCTATCTGTGCCATAGACATCTTGGACATATCGTCCTGTGGCAACTGGCTCAGAATAGAGACTTCAGGGTCACCGCCCTTCTTAACCACATCGGGAGATATCTCGTCAGAGAAGTACATCCTGTCCCTGTCCCTTCCTGACACTTCCATCGCCTTGAATCTTCCTGAAGCATACTGTTCACTGATAATAGTAAAGATAGAGCGGTAGGCTTTTTCCAGTGCGTCTATCCTTGGAGACAGGACTGTTTCTATTCCCTGTCTTAATGTGTTTATTGCGTACCCTGATAACTGGAACTGTAGTTCCCCGTAGATTGAATACGGAAGCCCTCCTCTCTGTATCTCAGAAGACACAAGCCCCATGAACGCCCCTGATTCTTTTGCCATTTCAAGCATACCCAGTGGCTCTACATCTTCTCCCTGACCAAGTGCTATCTCGGTCCCTTCCTGATAGGGGTCTTCATCAAGTGTCTTTGTACCATCCCTGGACTTTACCTTCAGTCCCTGCTTACGGGAACGTGCGGTAAGTTCAAGCATGGTAGACATCATGAAGTTATTGTTATCAAAATTATCACGGTTGTGTTTAAATACTGATTCCCCGTAGTGGGCAATTGCGTCAGTTCCCACCTCGTCTGACTGGATAAGGGGAGCAGACCCAACCATACCTACAAAGCAGGGAACACCGTCATAACCGTGCCGTGTTCTCTTCTTGAGTATGCGGTCTTCCATGACCACATAGTTATCTTCCTTATCGTAGAAATCGTAGACATATATGCTTTCATCCCTGTCCTCATTCATCCCGAAATTACGCACGTTATACTGTCTGCGTACATCAGATGGGGACTTTCTCACCCTGTAACATGCCCATTCAAGCCCGTCAGAGCCTTCTCCCCAGTAGGTATTTAAAGGGTCCCACGGAGTGATATCCACCCTGGTTTCCTCTTTTTCATTCTTAACAAGCATAGCCCTGCCAGCATACCATCCTCTTACGGTCAGGTACCACGAGAGCTGGCTTCTGAGTGACGGGAGTAATCTCTGTGTCAGATTATCATCTGCCGCACGGATAATCCCTGTAAGGAATCTTTCTTTCTGGTTATTGGTATCACGCTGGTCACGCTTGTTTCCACTGAAGGGAATCCTCACTACCATCTCGGCAGAGGTGAGCCAGCTCACAATCTTGTCAGCCATTACCTGGGGTTCATTGGAAGTAAAGCTACGGTACCCATCACCTGCGTCATAAGGCTCAAGCCTGTATATACCGTGGTCCTTTTCCATCCTGTCACGCAATGGAAAGGTTGCAGAGTGATGCGCCTCGACCATATCAATGATATCTGTGACTTTTCTTCGTGCCAAGTTACCACCTTTTTACAGAAATAGCGCCGTGTCCTTTCACATAACCGTACCCATAGTTGTCTACTATACCGTAAACCAGGGCTTTAATGCCATGATTATTTTTATCTTCTGGTGTCTGACCCACAATATTTCCGTCCCTGTCGGTCTTCCACCTGTATGCACGGGTCTGTCCGTCAAAGGGACTTGGTGCCGCGCCGAACTCGGATAACAGGCCCGTACATGACGGGTTTATCACGAGTTTTGATTCTTTCGATATAGGGTCTGGTTTAAGGAAACTCTTCAGCCTTTCTGTTCCATCATTTATCTGAACCTTGCTTGACGCAAGATACAGTCCTGTATTTTTCATCCATAGTTCAGCGGGTGCCGCCATAGCCTGGTGCTGGTATCCCGCGACATCTATCACCCCGTACTGTACGTCCTGCCACCACGGTCTTGACTGGCACAGTTGTATTATCTCTTCTGTTACAAGCCCTCTTTCATACACCTCATCTATAATTTTCACCACATCATCCTGAATCTGTACTGCCATAACCGCATAGGCTCCTGCGTAACCAGGGTCCATCCACAGGTGTACAGGGGTTCCCACATCCCACTTCACATCAGCAACGTGCAGGTTAGGTCTGAATTCAGGGAACACCAGTCCTTCAGGCGGACTTGGAATACCCTCGATACGTTCAAGAAAGAAATCATCACTGGCATCTCTTTTGAGTCTCTGTATCTCAGCGTCATTTATTCCATCGGGATACAGGTGTGTATTCGTGTAACTCGGCAGTGAAAACGACTGTTCGTCCTCACTTGGTATTGACCATGCCGTATGCATCTGCGGATACCATCCAAGTGAACCTTCAAACGTGCCTGCAAGAAACAGCCATCCACGTTTAGGGGCGCATCTGCCACGCATACGGTAGAAAGTCTCAAGGTCCAGCTGAGATGCCTCGCAACCTATAATGCCATTCGGCGCTCTCATAGCCAGAGTTCTTGGGTCTTTAGCTGATTTAGTCTCTATCCTGGTACCGTCAGCCAGTACAATTCTGCCGGGGTCTACTCTTTTAGAAGCTTCTGAAAGTACTCCGAGTGCCGCGAAATCCTCTACGAGGTATTCAAATTCAGCACGGGTCCTTTCGTAGTCAGCGGCTACAAGCCAGTACAGTCCAGCGCCATCAGTCTCAAGAAACCTGGACAGCAGGTACTTGGACGCAATCATGCTTTTGCCTGCCTGTTCACCCCCGGCTACAAGAATAAATCTCTTACGGGAAAACAGTATGGGTATCTGTGCCTCTGTAGGTTTAAAATTTACACGGTCATAGATATAATCTATGACATTTTCTTTGGATGTGTCAGCCGTCTGTGTCATCTAGTGAACCACGCTTGCTTTGAAGTATATCCCTTGCCTGTTCCACTGCTGTCTTAACTTCTTCAGGTTTTAATTCTTTGACTTTCGGAGGTGCGTCTTTAACGTCCTTCATAGCTTTCCTGAACTCAGATAACACATCCTTGGCATCACTGCCGTTCTGGTTAGTACCCTTGTATTTCTCAGGCATCGCCCCGTTGAGTGCAAATATCAGCAGGGTAGGGTTAGCCTTGTAGTCCATATTTGAATGCATCTCGTTTATCAGGTCAAAAAGCACACTCTCAAGCCTGTCATTGTGGCTCTGTTTCGCTTCGTTAAACCTGTCCAGAAACAGGACATCCTGTTCACGCCATCGTTTAACAGTACTATGTGCTATCTTTGCTATCCTGGCAGCCTTGGTGACTATTCCAATTTCCTCAAATGCTTTCAGAAACAGATTTTGCTTCATCTCTGTGTCTCTGTGAGGATTTCCCTCGGATACCCCAGGCTGTTTACCCATTAACTTCCGTCCGTTGTAATTACATCTTTTGCAAGCGCTATAATACCAGCTGCCGCGACACCTGAAATCTCAGGAAGTCCCTTAAAAATTCCAATAATAGAGATTAACCCTAAAATCCCTATAGCTAATAAAACCTGTGGTCTTATACGTCCCATATTAGTTGACTTCCCTGTCATGTCAGGTATCCCTGGCGGTCTAAAACTTGTCATATCTCTGAATATAACTCCTCACTAGTGTATAATCAAGGCGGCACACGGCGTTGACAGGGGTCGATACAGCTCCTACCCGTCTCCTCCAAAATCAATGACGGGTAAAAACTTTCACCGTCCGTCTGATGTCAACTATGACGGCAAGTGCCACGTTCTCCTTTTGGTGGGGCCGGGATTGAATTACATCTCCTCGTTTACAATCCCGGTACCCATTTACTTACTTCAATGAAGTGTTATACCAGTAATAAAACGGCTTGCCCGGATATATAGCTATGTCCTGGGTATAAAACACATCCCCCGTCTTCGGATTCTTATGAGGGCGCTTGGTCATGTCAGTGGAATTGTAATGAACCTTTGTCTCATTACAAAACTTACAAACCCCCAGACTCTCCCTACCATTCGGAGGCGGCAACATCCAGTGATGAACACAGTCTTTTGAATTATTCATTTCTTGACTTCTCCTTTACGTTACATGTTACAATGTTACATAACAACAATACTACGTAATAAATAACAACGTAGTCCATAAAGACGTAGTTGTTATTTATTTGTTACATGTTACATCCCCTCCCCAGACTCCTTCTTTTAAAATAACAATCGTTGTTATTATTAACAATTACAGTTATTTGTTCCTAGATACTTAAAATAACAACCTCCTGTTATTTTTAACATCGGTTGTTATTTTAGTAACTCCTGGTGTGACATTGTTTCATGAAGGGGTCTTTTATAACAAAAATTTTGTCAGGGGTATCTACCACACACCACACACAACCCTAAGACACACCCCCCTCACCATACACCACACACACCTCCCACAGCACCACACACCTCACCCACCACCTCACACCACACACACCTCACCACACAGCCCTTCACACCCACCTCATCCCACACTACACCACTCACCCAACACCACTCACCCTGCACCCATCGCCACTCACACCTCACCTCCCACCCTACACCACTCACCTCACCACACACCACTCACACCACAACAACACACCCACCTACCACCCGTTGCGCAACTCCAGATTTCCGCTTGCGTGATAAAGATACGTGAAAGCCAGTCACAAAACGCGACTAAGTCGGGCCGGTCTTTGGGAGAAGCATATGCTTCTCCCAGGGATTGTTTCAAGTTGCTTGGAAGAAGCATATGCTTCTTCCAGGGAATAACCATTGATTGGTTGTACTGTTAAGAGGACAAAAACAACAATGATTTGGTGCTATTTTGAAATTAAATGAATCCACTATTGAAACACCAAACCAACACCACACAATGCCACACAATGCACGACAGCCAACAAATATACATAAATCGTGCTTGACAGTGCTTAATAAGCCATGAGACACTAGTAAATTATGGCTAGAAAACGTAACCAACATAGGAACAAGTCAACACGGTTTGATTGTGTCGCACCTAACAAGATGCGTACCTCGTCAATCGTGAATGTACACGTTAAGCACAAGGCTTCCTATGGTCGGCACATGTTTAATGCTGAATTACACAATGCACACGTACAGAACAAGCAAGCTATTTCATGCTTGCATGATTTAAATACGTGTACGTGTAATCGGCATATAGTCGATACCGTACTTTTAAAACTGAATACTTATTAATTAGAGCCAAATAGTTATTTGAGCCACGGCATTAATAGTGGCTAGCTTGTTTATAAGTTTGTGTCGTGTCACGTGCCATATAAAGGATACGTGACACTATGAAAGTTTTTGTAAATGTTGATACAAGTACCAAAACACTTCCAAAACTGTATAAAGCCATTAACAACATTGGCAATACAGTTCTACAACCTTTGGCAAAGGATAAGCGATTTAAAAAAGTCTTTAAGGCTAATATCATCGCTGACTCTAAGCCAAATAAAAACCAAGTTGACTTGACCAAAGTAGACAATAAACCATCTTTGGATAATTCCATTGACGTATTTATGTTTATGAATGCCGAGACAATCAAAACGGCACGAAAGGGAAAGCCAAACAACAACGCTAAAGATAGTGCAAAAGATGCAAACGCAGATATTGCAATGTCTATAGGTGTTAGTTGGTTGGAAATATCCTATCGTGCCAATGGTTTGAAAGCTTACAACATCACTAATCACTCTAAAAAAATGACGCCTGATTTTATAGCCGATATTAAAAAGCTTGGCTTAGGTGTTAAGAATCGGAAAGCCTACGCAATGCACGGTATTAAAGAACTAAGCAAAGCAATGCTAGCCGATATTGAGACAGTAAAAAGTCTTGAAGTTGCCGAGTATGTCGCACCAAAGGACAACGGCAAAGGTAAAAAAGTTAGGTTGTATTGTGAAGTTGGTTGTGATTTTAATGAGTTGATAACTCAGCAATTCAAACTTGAGGATATACCAAACATTCAAAAAGTTTTGACATGCAAAATTCACAAAGGAACACCACAAACCACGCCGATTAAAAAAATACAGAAAAAAGTACTTCAAGAAATAAACCAAATTAATTAATTCAATCTCGGCACGTGGCACGATACAAACTTATAAACAATTATCATGCTTGTTTATTCAGGCATGATAAGACAACTGGCTACCTGAACACGCCCTGCCCAGGCGGAGTGTGTCTTGAAGGGGTCAGGTTGTCCGCTTAAGAGGACAAAACTACGCTGCCGAAACACGTAAAGGAAGGAAGGAAGGACGGCAGTTGTCCGCTTAAGAGGACAAGTTAATCAATTAATTAATCGGAGGAACATATGAAAGCTTTACGATGTAGTCACAAGAATTGTAACAGGTTTGCCCTTGCGTACAAGGGAATACTGTGCAAGGTACATTACTTTGAGAGAGGTGATAGCAATGGCAAAGAAAAAGAAACACATTCTCAATCCTCATAGCTACGAAAGAATAGAGGCGAATCGATTCTATATTGGTTCTAATCTAGTCGGTCACTTACATAAGACTGAAGGGGAAGGTTATATCTGGGAATCAACTCTGGGATTTCAGGCATATGACAGTGAACTAAGAACAGCTATTAGTAGAATGAGAAATATATTCTGGTATCGGAGGTAAAGATGGATACTACAACACGCACGCCTGGGTATCTGCGTGTGTGCAATGTGAAAGAGTGATGCCAACCAAACAAGTTGTCCGCTTAAGAGGACAGAGGAGCAAAGTGAAAGTTATGCGTATAGGAAAGTGTATCGATAAGAGTTGTCGCGGGTGGTTGGTAGCAATCACCACTAGGTTAAGTACAATCATGTGGGGCGTATGCAGTGATTGTGGTAGGGAAGCGGAGGTACAGGTATGAACTGTGAAAGATGTGAGTGGGCCGGAGGTACATGTGTTGAGTGTAGCTTGCGTGTGTACCAGTACGCCCAGGCAACCAAAGCACGTGAAGTACTCAAGATGGCAAGGCTGGTACGCCGTGCCGAAAGTATCAATCACGTAATCAGATATGCCCTGTGAAGGAGAGATGACATGCAAACATGCTGCGAATCATGTTTACCAAAACAAACGATGTTCACGTTGGAGGACGTAGAACACATCATTGAACATGTGTTAGGTATCGACTTGCCTGATGCGTTACAGAAAATAAGAAAACTGCAAACATTTCAGGAAGGTATCAGACAAGGAACCATGCATGGAATAAAAGTCCCACCAACAGAACCATGTTGGGACTGCAAGGGCATGATACCTGAATTACTGAATATGAATATGGTGAAGGAAGGATGACATGAGTTACGTGTATGACCCAGAGGTTAACTACGAGTTAACCCACGGCAACCCCGCGTCATGGATAGCAATAGTATGGAATGCTCTCGATGGCACGAGTGAAGTTGATAAGAATCGTAATGAGGATGATGAGTGGGATGAGGTATGTACAGCTATGGCGTGGATACAGGCAGAGATAGGAGTAGGAAACATAACAGACTTTCCAGAAGGTAGTCGTGACGTTCCTGATTCGCCTAGCCTTGAGGATGATGCTTACTACGGGACACTAATAGATATACAGAACCATGAGTTAGGAGATAGGTAATGGGATTTAATTTCGACAGACCATACAACGAGAAGTGTGACCTTTGCGAGCATGAGAAGGACAAGCACTGGACAGTCAACATTAATACAGGAGGGCTTATGAATGGCCCGTGTAAGAATGGCGATGAAGATAACCCATGCATCTGTGATTACTTTGAAAGAAAGAAGGAGGTGAAAACACCACAACAAACACGTTCCGAGGAGATTCTGAGGATGGCAATGGAACAGGAGTTCGGGATGGGAAGTGATGGCATGTGTATTAGCTGCGACCACGTACAGGGAGGGTGCGAAGCTGACGCAAGACAGTACACGTGTGAAGCATGTGGTGAGGACAAGGTATACGGGGCAACTGAACTGGTATTAATGGGATATTAAAGGAAGCGTTAAGTGAAATACCTAGCAACATACAACATTATGTGGGTAAAAACAGAGATAGAAGCAGACACAGAGGAGGATGCCCGTGAAGTAATAGAGAACCATGTCTATGTAGAAATGGAAAAAGGAGAAGGCATGGAGTTCAACGACCACGGAGAAATTCAAGACATCGATATAGAGGAGCGTTAGGACGTATGTATAAGGGAAGAAGTCAGGAAGTATGGGAACACATAACAAAAGTTATCCATGCTGAACTGTGTGTGCAATTTATTATTCTAGCCTCGGACAGAGGGAAGTTTGAAGGAGCAAACTTTAAACAAATACAGGGATTCGCAGAGGAACTGGGGGAAACTGTAAGTTCTGAACTGGACAAACTCATGGACAGGGTAACGGACAAGGTCAATCCGAGCAATGAGTATCCGGGCGCACTCGTGCGTGACTATTACGAGGAGGTGACAGGCAAAAGAAAAGCATAACTTGTACTGTTAACAGGACATAATCAGGAGGAGATTATGAAAGTTGTATCAGGTAACGGTTGCTATACCAACAGTGGCAACCAAGCACACGTAT